CGGCCTAAGATAGACCCATCAACAATCATATCCCCTTTGACCTTGATTAGCTTTGAAATCAAGGCAATAGATTCGGGATCCTGCACGAACAATGAGCTAATAGTCTTACCGTTGATAGTTTTTCCAACACCAAAAGTAATTTGACCTGGTGTGATGTCTATATCAGTCTTTTTGATGGTATCATCAATTTGACTCGCCAATTTCTTCAACTCACCATCAACAGTCTGGCTATATTTTGCCAGCTTTGTTTCTAGCTTCTTGCCAGCTTCGTCTTCAGCAGCCTGCCAAGGTCGCTCAATCGTTCCCTCATAGACATCCACATCAGCGATGTATAGCACAGATTCGTCACCTTCAGTTTTACCGCTACTTTTAAACCTCAAAAAAGCTTCATCATAAACTTCGGAATTGACCTTAAAATAAAATCTTTTAGCTTCATTGTTAGGTAGCTGTACTTCTTCAAGCAATGTAATGAATCTTTCGAATAGTTGTGCAGATCCTTTTCTTCTGAGGAAGAACACTAATTCAGCACCTTTTAAATTTTCTGAACAAAAAAGTGTAACCCCAACAGTATAAGTGGTTTTTTGTCTAACATTGAATCGATGAGAAGAAAGAAGCATGGAATATGCACTATTTCTATTGATTATAGCTAATAGATTACGAGTCCCGTTGTAATATAAAGGACTAGTCACTATTTTTGCTGTTGGTTCAGAATCAGGAGAGATTTCACCCCAATTTTTTAGATTTTGCGGATCACCACTGTTCAGGACAAGATTTTGTCCACCAGTTTTCAACTCTTCAAATCTTCGAGTAATCCCACGAGAATCTTCTTCGTATTTTGATTTTGATATATAGCCAGATTCTATATTTTCTCTAAAAGCGGTCAAGCTGGATGCCGTCTTATCTTCGATGTACTTTTTCAAAGTCTCTTGACGTGTCCCATCAGCCTGCACATAAGATTCAAGAGATGTGATTTTAGTCTCTAAGCCTCTAGCAGTTTTTTCAAACTCAGCCTGAAATGTGCTAGTTGCATCTTCCGGTGCGTCATTCCAGTCGCCAGGCATGTTCCCTTCAAAAACGGCAGGAGCGCATATTTCCAGCCAATCACCTTTCTTTTGACCATAATTGGCGCCGTGACGCCCAAAAATGACACGTTTTGGAACATTAACAGGCGTTTGAGTCCATTTTACCCAATATGGTCTCCACTCATTGGTTATCGCAAATTTAGCATAGCCATCAATCAAATTGTCTGCAGCGAATCCTGTGCTTGTAACTACTTTTGTAACACTATTTGGACTAAATAAATGTAAGACACATTGATAATCGTTGCGAGAAGCTCTTGCCCAAAATACAGCTGTATATTCGGTTCCGATCATTGGCACAGTTGTATTCGTCACGAACATGTCAACAACCTTTTGATTTTCTTGCGTGATTTCAGACCGAATTACTTTAAAGCCATTGAACTCACCGACTACTCCTCTAACCCCTGGGAATAGACGAGTCCCTTTTATCAAATTTCGTCTACCGATTTTGATATTTGAGATTGTCTCTTTAATCCCTTGAGCCGTCTGCTCTACATAAGCACGATCAGCTTTATTTTGAGCCACCTTCACAAGGTCAGAAATAGCCTTATTGGTGCTTTGTTCATAATGAGATTGTGCGCCTGAAATACCAGCAAACTTGCTTGCGGTCGAAGCCTTAAAGTTAACCATTTCTTGTTGGATTGCAGTATTCATCTCTGACAACCCGTTAGCAGTAGCCTTAAGATCCTCTACCTTGACCTCGATGCCATTGTATTTTGCTTTAAACTCTTCTACAATTTCATCTTTATTAGCCTGGCTAGCAGCTTTTATTTTCTCAGAGATTTCAGCATTAATCTCTTCCTTAACTACTTCTGCCTTAGCCTTGGCCTGCTCGATTCCGTCAGTAATCTCTGTTTTTAAAGCTCCAGCTTTTTCTTCAAAAGCCCTGTTGGCATTGTCAACTAATACTTTCAATTTCTTGTAGTATTCATCATCCTCCTGAGTCTTTTGGACTGTATCAAGGATTTCAGATGCTACATCAGAAATTCCATTTGAGCCTGAAATACCTCCACCGTGGCCTGCCTTGTCATCGAATGTAAGAGAGATATACTCTTCTGACAGAGCATCAAAGACATAGCCCACAGCTTTTTTCTTCAGCATAATATCATGTTTCAAGCTCATAAGGGTTACTGTATCACCAAGATTGACTGTTTGACCATCTAACTCGTAAGCCTCAATCTTGATCAAATCAGTAGATTTGTCAATACCATCATTTTTGAATTTAGCTTCACCCCATTTTCTTAATTCTTCCTCTATGGTGAGATCATTGTTCTCATACTCGGCTTCATTGATGTAAGGGTAACTGCCAATGAGGGGGCTGTCCACAGTGACTTTCAGAACCGTGTCTTCTTTTGCTCCTTCTGGTTTGAAGGTCGATTTCAGATGCAGTCTTGTGATGATGCTGGAACTGCTCTTGCTACGTTCATACTGCTTCAAATTTTGATGTGTTGTGATAACCACACCACGATCAATCCCCCGACTCTTTGGAATGTCAATTAGGAAGTTATCACGGATCATCTCACCTTCCCAAGCGCCCACAATGGAGTGTTTCCCATCCATCAGGATCTTATAGAGCGTTTCATCTTCTGTAGTGTTGAAAGTTCTATTGTCCATGATGTTACTTGTGAAAGAGAACTTCCCAAGTGGTGTCTTGACCGCTGAGATCATAGCATTCAAGGCGATCTGACAAGTTGAATTTGAAACCTTGATAGGACGAACGGAGCGCTTGAAGATGTCTTCTGTGATATGCTGACAAGTCAGGCTTACTGTGTCATCTTGCTCGCTGATTTCCTTGATTCGGAACAGTTGCCGGCCAGTGACAGGAGTGGGAGCAATGATGAGCATGTCCTCCTGAAATTTCTTATAGATTTCAGTGTCTGTGATTGGGTAGTCAACTTTGAGTGTGTAGCTTACATTGGTTACTTCTTCAACTTCTGCTTTTGTTGCTTCATGGAGTGGTTGCCCATTCCATTTCACTGTTTGAACATTTCTGTCTAATAGATATAGAATTATAGCCACCCCCAATTTGTTTCAAAAACAAGCGATTGAATGCCAGGCCCTAAAACCACACCGATAGTTTTCTGGGCTTGGTTAGCGTCAATTGTGATGAAATCTCCTGACCACTTCACCAAATTCCCTTTCTTGTCCAAAAAGCTTGGATTTTGTGGATCATTTACCATCACAGCGCTCTCAGATAGCTGTTCAAGCTTGATGGTTTGTTTCCCAATCGTGAAGCTAGTCTCAGATGAGCTGTTTCCTCTAATTGTGATTTTAGGAAACGCTAGTGAGCTACCTTGTAACCTAAGAACACCATCTGAAGATAGTGTCTGAACATCATTACTTTTCATGTATTTTGTAGGGTGACAAATAAATGTCACCTCCAAAGAATACATTTTAGTTTTATCTCTCTGGGTGTCAGACACCTTTGTCTGATAGCAGAACCATCTTGTGAGCTTATTCTGTTGATTTTCAAGCCAGAAATTCCTTTTGGAGAGAAATTGGACGAATTCAAGGACTTGCAATTCTGTTGGGTTGATGAGCTGAAGAGTGTATTTCTTTTCAATCGCTTCTCTGTGAGAATTCGACTGAACAATATATCCACTAACTCCATCATGGCTCAACAGCTTATCCTTTGAGAGACCGACTTGAATTGTAGGACCTTCCAGCACAATCACATCAAATGGAAATGATGAAGTTCCAACTCCATCAATGATCAATTCGTTGTATTTTACCATGCAGGCGCTCCTCTCAATTCTTTCTGTCTTCTCAATTCAGCAGCTATCTTCTGAGATACCTTATTAGCGATCTTCTCAATATCAGCTTCTTCTCTGATGATGTTATCAGAGATATTGATGTTGATCACGGTTCCTTGTGGATCCATTGTTTGGGCGATACCCCGACCAATAGCGCTCAAGTTCCGTTCATTAAGTGGCAGGACTGCTTCTTTACCAGCTTCCCCACCAACCATCAGGCTATTCCCATTCATGCCAAATGCCGTTGGTTTAGTTAAAATCCCACCTTTGGCATACCATTCAATGCCAATGCTTGGAATCCCTTTACCTTTTATCCAGTCCATTGGATTGAGTGATCCGCTAGCCTTGAAGTGAGGTAGTGGAATATGTGGCCACTTAAACTGGAAGTTGAAGAAGCCTTTAATGGCATTAATAGCATTTCCTACTAAATCTTTTGCTCCATTAATGGCACCACCAATGGCATCTTTGATGCCGTTCCAAATGCCTGATGCAGTCGAGCTGATGCCGTTCCAAATACCTGAAAGCGTGCTTGAAATTCCATTAAAAACACTTGAGACAGTGCTTGAAATTCCATTCCAGATTCCAGATAGAGTTGAGCTGATACCATTCCAGAT